GCATTCTGAATAAGCTCTTGTGATGATTGATCCTGCTCTAGGAATTCATAGTATGCTTCTAAAAACGAAACAAACGTAGAATAATCTGAACGAACAAATTCCGGGAGCTGGCTTTGAACCAGCGTCGATAATTTTTCTTTGATACGTGTACTAGCCATTACTCAATAACTGCAGTAGCGGTAACAGTTACTCCAGCCTCTCTATTTGCTAATGTAAATAGAGAACTATCATCTAACAAAATAATTTGATTTCTTTCGGCAGTAATGTTGTAGGCTACTTCTTGTAAAGAAGCAGTTAGCTGTATTTCTGTTTGTCCAACGTTAAACCCGGTTGGTGTTATACCGTCAATAGATACATCCCCTGTAAGATAACTAACGGAACCAATATTAGGATTAACAATAGCTTCTGTTAATGCGTTAAGTAACTGTAATGTACCTGTACCTTCAAAATTAGGAGGATTATCATCTGCTTTATCTTTAATATAAACTGAGGTTTGAGCTCCGTTTAAACTAATAAAGAATCTAGTTGATCGAATTTCACCCGGGTGTAGCTTATTGAAGAACTTAATTTTATTGCTATCGGTGTAAAAGTTAGTATCATTAATAACTGGTGTAAATCTTCTTTGTAGATTTAACTCGGTTGTTATACTAAGTATTGAGCTATCTAAGTTCATTAAATACCTAGTTAGCTGAGAAGAATAAAAACTCTTATTGAATTGGGTAACCGTACTATTCATAAAAGTAGTAATACCGTTTGTTACTAAAGTCTTAATTTGTTCGGAAGTATATGTTGTGAGATTAGGATTAAAATTAACACTTACTACGACGTTTAAATACAAAAAGATAGGGTCGACAAATTCAGGGGTTACCGATATAACAGCTTTATTAGCTAAGATAACGTCTCTTAAATTTTCTTTCAGTGTAGATGAGATAGCATAACCGCTAAACGGTTTAAGCGATATTAATACCTTGCCATAGAAGGGGGGATCATTAGTCTCACCACCCCACACAATTACAGACTCTGCCTCAGTTACTTGAGCTTTAATATACGACTCATAATCATCAGTTGTAATTAAGCGATTTTTTGCAGCATTAAATTTCGGTGCATTAAATTTAATAGAGGTAATAGTTTCTTCATCAGCCCCGCCAGTTGAATTGCTGTTAACCGTAATAGATATATCGCTAGACCCGCCAATAGTACCAGCAGCTGCAAATGACTGAGCGATAGAACCAGATACGTTTACAGTAGCACCACTAACAGCTAGATACTGAAGTGTAATAATATTACCAACAGAAAGGGCTTTGCTTATAATATCATCACCAAAATAAATTTGATAATTACCCATGGGGGTTTGTTCCAGATAAAATACTCTACTGGAGCTGGTTAAACTGGAAATATCAGTAGCTAGGTTATAGGTTAGCGTAGAGGTATCAGTAGCAGATGTTTGAACTATGACTTGTAGAGTTGTAGTGTCAATATTAGCCGTAGGAATTTCATACTTAGCGTCAGGTGTTGTATTTGTAACAACATGTATGAAAGAAGTTAATGTACCTTCAGTTACTTTAACCCCTGAGAACGTGTAATTTGAACCTGAACGTGTTGCTGTATGCGCAGTAGTAGTTAAAAAGGTATATGAGGTTCCACCAACCGTTGATGTAAATGATGTAAATTTATCTAGTGTAAGTACAGATGGTAATCCAGTTGGATTAGTTACTATAATACTAAGATCTGCTTTTGCGCCTCTGATCGACCTGGGTGTATAACCTAAATGTTTAGCTATAGAAACGGCTGAAGATCTTTTAACAGCTGAATCTAAGAACATCTCGTTCATTAGCATGTTGGAAAGATATGCGTTGTAATGGGTATTGTATGCAAGAACATCTAGCAATACCGAAAGACTTGACCCCTCAAAATCGTAGTCTGTAAACTGAGACTGAGCATTCAAGAATGTTTTTAGGTTGGTCTTGATCTGATCAAAATCAAGTTCTGAAATTCTTAAGTTAGACATTATCTTAATCTTGTTAGTAGTGTAGTTAAAGTAATGGGTCTGTCAGAGTTATTAAGTCTAAAAATTATATCACAAACAATATCATTATTATCTGCTTTCTCACTTATTTTAACTTCCAGTACCGTTACTCTTGGCTCAAACTTATCAATTGTGTCTATTATAGTCTTTTTCATAACCTGTACAGTCACAGGGTTAAAATTTTCAAACAAAAGACCATGTATCTGGCAGCCAATTTCAGGATGAAAGGGGCGCTCATAGTTTCTCGTAGAAATTAAATTTCTAAGAGATTGCTTAACTGCTTCCTCATCATTCTTTACTGTAACATCAGCCGTAACGGGATGACTGGTAAAAAGAAGATTGAAATCTGTATATTGTCGGGTATTTCTAGTAGCCATGTTTATATTTATGCCGTTTTACTAGCCTGCAAATACGGTAGGAGACCCTTGGGTAATAACGTTGTCATTGTATAGATCGCCTATTCTACCTATACCTTTTCCACCAACAAACACTTTACTTGAAAAAGTAGAGAGAGTGGCTTCATCTATTGGCGTACACCCAGGTAATGGATGTGGGGTAACTTTATTACCCTGCACAACGACCAGTATGCTGTTTACATATACTTTAACACTGTTAACCTCACCAACAGTTGTTTTTAAAGGCATTCGGCATTTGAAGCCTGATCCGGTTGGAGATAATACAGAATCTCCTTGTCTTGATACAGCTGGCATTTAAGGTCCTAATTCTCTTAATGTATTAATATTAGTTACAGCGGTTTGATAACTCCACACAATCCATTGTCCAATATTAGCTTGTAGCGTTACGTTTCCTGTCTCGCCAGGACCTGTAACACTGAACGCATACTGAACATTTTCAGTTACAGGGTTTGGCATTTCATACCGAACTAATGCTTTAAAATCGCTTGTAGTATCTGGCGGTAAAAACTCTAGGGAATTATCATCAAGTACAAATTGATAATATTCACTATCAAAAGGACTTGGAAAAATACCAGAAAGCCTGACCCCTCCACCCAAATAAGTAACGTTTATACCTTGTGCAGCAAAGTCATATAATGCCGTTACCGAAGTTGCTGGAGCTGATACATTACCTTCAGGCATTATAGGGTATACGATGTTAAAACCTATATCAATTGAAATGGTTTGACCACCATATATTGTCGGTAAATATAAATTAGGAGCAGCAGATTCACCGTCATTTGTTAATACTGCTGCAGGGTCAGGACTAACTGTTACAAAGCCAGTTGCATTGGAGGTATTTATTGTTACAGTTTCATTTGCCATTATGCCAACTGGGTTAAACCATCTGAATGTTTCTTATGATTAAAGAAAGTAAGTACCTGTGTACGATTCTTCTCAACTGAATAGGAAACGTGAATCCAAGGGTTTTTAGTGTAATTACAAAACTCTAATATTAGCTGATCATACTTTAATACCTTGGCCAGTTTAATAGCAATTTCATAATACTCTGCTTTTGTTGCCCCTTTAAATTGAATATCAACTCCTTGGCCTTTAGGGTGTTGAGATGTCTTGGCATTGGAAGCATTACCTGGATTTCTAAATGCAGAGGTAACAAACATATTAGGGTACAGCTTCTTGACAGGTTCAAGAACGTTTAATGCGACTGCCTGAAGGTTGTATACAACGTCACCGTATGTAAGACCGCTGTGTGCAACAATTGAATCACGTGTTACCGCGGCTTTATTAGAAAGCATTTCTAAAGTAAAGTTAGGAGAAAGATTATAATTACCAGGTAATGCAGTAACAGACTTTAATTTAACATCTGGTTCAACTAAATTTCTTTGTGTAGATTGAACGTCAGCAGAATCAATAGGTACTGGTGTAGCTTCAATACCAGCAGAATTAGCATAACCTTCGCTAATAATTACATTCTTTTGTTTAGTATATTCTTCCGGTGTTTGCGCTTCTTCTTCTAACAGTATAGATCTATTATCAGCCAGGGTCATTGCCTGGGGGTCATTGACGTCCACCTTGACAATGTCTTTACGACCAGACATAATACCAATGTTGGAAATAGCTGCATCGTTAGCTGCCTTACTCGGTTGTGAACCAGATGAGGTGCCAGAGTTCATATAGAAGTTATCACCATCATTATTGATATCACCACCAGCTTTGTTATGGATGGCGCTCTCTACTTCTGTAAATTTACTACCGCCAACTTTTTCATATAAACTACCGCCTGTCTGATGGTAGCTGGTACTGGTATTTTGATACAAGGTAGTTGCAGATGCATACAAATCAACATTAGCTTTAAAATGCATTTCTTCTGAAAATAGTCTTAAATCCACATTTGACTTCAAATTCATATCTTGATATGCTTGTATGTTAACTTTATTACCTGTAATATTAACTTCTTCCGTTGCAGAAAGATTTAAAGTACCCCCTGCCATGGCAGTAATATCATTATGACATGTTAGGTTTACGTCTCCTTCGACTTCGATATTTGCATCATTGCCAACAAATATATTACAAGCACCGCTAATAGAAATGTCTGCGCGGCCTGCGATAGATATTTTACCATTTCGATCAATAATTTCATAAGAAGATCCTTTTGTTCTTTTAACCATAGACCCGTTGGCGTCAATTTCTACAAACGTACCAGATTTATGATATATGTGTATTCGTTCAGACCCATGGGTATCATCTACTTCGATGATGTGACCGGATTCAGTTTGTGTAACTTTATTAAACGGGTACTGAGCACGATAGGGAGATTCTGGTTGATCCCAGGCTTCGCCCCCGGGTAATTTAGCACCAATAAGTCTATCATTATTCTTTTCTTGAATAATAGTTCCAGCTACATCGCCGGTGGCAAGTTTGTTTGTTTCTGTAAGACCTGCATATTCTTTAGTTGGATAGTTAGCTGTTGGATCAGTGAAACCCTTTTCCACTACAACTAACTTTTCTTGATTCTCTGCTGAGTTAACATCAAAGTTTTTAGCTTCAAAAAGCGCTTGCCCGGCAATATTATCAGCAAACTGTTGATCTACAGCTGCTAGAGCATCATCTGAAGACAATGTACTAAATGCCTGATCTATACTACTAACTATAGGATTTGCTGTTTGTCCGCGACTGAATAAAGAATCTGAAAAGCTACTTAACGCGGTTGTAATCGATTTACCAATTGAGGGGGTTAACAACTGTACGAGGGTTGCAGCAAGTGCAGGGAAGTTAATAAGGTTTAATTTGTCTTTAGGTAATACAGCTGTTAGCTCATTTTGTAACAGAACAACAACCTTATCTGTTATTTGTGACGATAATTGGACCTGAAGTAATCCATTTAAATTATTTGTTATGTCGTTTGAGCTATTATTTCCTGAAATAATGTTAACAGGGTTAATAGAACCTATTAATTTCTTTGGAATTTCATTTATTTGGAAATTAGCATTTTTATTGACATCTTGTACAACTGTAGATGCGGTTATTTCAGCTACCCTTGATACGATAGCTTTTAACGTTGCATTAGGTATGTTAAGACCTAAAGCATTAATTTTAGTAAAGACTGCGTTTTCGAGAACGCCTGATAATTGTGTTAATAGTAGTGTTTGCATTATTTAATTAGTTTTAATAGAGCTTCTTTTTCACCTTGGAATCGAGTCTTAACACCGGCTTTAATATTTGCCGAACTAGACTTAAACAACGTATCTACATTATTAATCTTCCACTCACTTACAAGCGTAACAATGTCTTTATCTGTAAGTGTACTCTTGCCAGTTAACGTTTCTTTAAACGCCGTTACGTTGGCAGGGCCAAATTGTACAGCACCAGACCAAATTAAATCTTGCACTGCAGGTCCGTATTTGGTCATATCTAGACCAACGCGCTGTAAGTTAGCAAATGCAACATTATAATATTTTTGCTTTACATATTCGTGTTGATCATCTTTGAATTCTTTAGTAGATGAGGCAGCTATCTCTTTCCACTTTGCATCAAACGCAGGGGTTGCTGGATCTAAACCTGCAAACTTATCTTTATATTTTGAGTTCTTTAAAAACTGTAATACAGGTGAATTTTTAGCTGATGGTCTTGCTTTACCATTAGACATAGTAGCAGGTAAATAGGAGGCAAATTGATAAGTACCGTATGATGCCCCTCCGAGATCGCCCCCTGCTGCTCCACTATATTCATTAATTGTACCTGGACCTTTACCCCCAGATTCATATTTTTCTGATGTCTGTCCAAGCTCCCATCCATCTACTGAGGGGGTACCGGATCTTACGGGTTGACCAGATCCATCGAGTACAGGGTTACCTGAACCATCTTTAAAAACACCATCAGCAGGATTGGTTACCAGGTCGGGTTCGGTAATTTGACTAAATGCTTTTTTAGCGGCTTTTGTTGCAATAGTACCAAAGATGGCAGGTTGTTGCATATCTTCACCATCTAAGAAGAATCCAATAACCCAGGTGCCTTCGACAGGACCTAACGGGGAAGAACCAATTCCAGAAATGGCAGCTGAGGTAATTGGCTGTATAGGAGTAGCCCACGGTAGGTCTTTAGTTGGTAATATTAACTTACTGTCAGTATGATAGCCGTAAATACGTACTCTACATCGGCCCATCTTTTCTGGGTCCATGCGATCTTCTACTACCCCGATCCACCAATTAAAGCCATCTTTGTTAAAAATTCTTTGCATAATTAAGCTCTCTTAATACTTTCCTGATCTACTAATAAAGAATCTTTTATTACTTCCATAACCATCTCGTGGGACAGTCTGTTTACTTTATGATGAATAGCAGTTATAAGATAAAATCCTGAATACAATTTATCTTGACCGGTAGAGCCAGTATCACTTGCATCTTTTGGACCCAAGGATGGGTAATCAAAATATATCATCCTTCCAACCTCTGCATCAGTTCTTCCCGGTACCGTCATATGCATTTTAATATTTGTTAACTCTAAAAGACTAGACAGCCGATTACCATATATTTCACCCATTTTTTCACTAATGTTATCTGCATAATCATTAAATAATTTAGGATTTTTAGGATAAAAACTTATATTGGTTGCAAAGTTTTTAAAGGTATCTTTACTAAAGACGGGTTTTGCATCAGAGCCTTTGCCTGAAGAATGAAATTGTTTTTCATAATTTGTAACATGGTCATAATCTATTAATTGATATTCTTTATTAAAAACATCTAGATATACTAATCTATTTCCTAGATACCCATTGGTGTAGTTCTTTATATAGTCAGTTGTCTCTATCATTTCTACATCTTTAGCTAAAAACATTTCTCGGTTGACATCCCGTGAATTACCATCTTCTCTAAGATTAGAAGCCGATATTAGGTATCGGCCTAGATAATTTTTATTTTCATGAGCGTCCTTAAACAATCCTTCCAGAGTACAAAAGTAAAAGTTTTTATTAGACTCGAAAAATATAAAGTTTTTAGCTGTACCGTCTT